AGTATCGTACTTACCCATACACCACCACCAGCAATTACCGTTGTAAGTGTTCCGTAAATTGTTTTTTTTAGACCTGACCATGTTCCGTCGTTGGTCTCTTGTACTTCTTCTGACATTTTTGTTTTTATTTATTTGTTTATTGTTTAATTATTCTTTCAAAAGATGGTGTTCCATTATCAACACTAAGTTTAACGATGTATACACCACGTTCTAATTGACCTAAATCTTTAGTGTAGTTGTATATTCCGTTTGGTATTTGTGTGTCTAAAATTGTAACCAATTTTCTACCAACCAAGTCATACACAGATAATGTAGCGTTTGTGGTTTCCTCAACTTTGAATGTGATTGTCACCTCATCTTGGTATGGGTTAGGAAATACTTCCATATTATTATCATTTAATATGTTCCCACCTTCCATTTTTAACACTTGAAGAATCCCGTTTGTTGGTGTCAATGTTAGGTCATCTGATCCTGTGTTTCCCGCAAACTTTCTTGTTGTATATAATGGACTAGCGTCCCATAAGTTCTGTGGTTGTAACGCTAAGAATTGGAACGTTACCACTTGATCCCCATCCTTTAATGAGTTAGAATTGTTTGTTGGGTCAAATCCACCCCAATCAATCTCATTGTCATTAGGGTTAATGTATGTTAACCATTTCATTGACGCTGCGGATGATATAACACCTTTAAATTGTAATAAGGTATCGTTGTATTTTAATCCGAATTGTAATGAACTTAATTCAATTCCGTTAGTTTTAACTTTAACCGGTAATTCAACTAAGTTTCCTGATTGTACTGAAATGTTTGGTACATTTACCTCAATAGATTGTGTAGGAAAATCGTACTCAACTTTTGTATCAATAACATTATAGATTTGACTCTCTAATCCTGGTGCTGGTCCAACAACTACTTCAATAGGAGTTACACGAGCCATGTGATAACCTGTACCATTCGCATCACCCGGTACCATTACATAATAAACAACTGAGTCAGGTTGACCCGGTAAGATTTCAAATGTAAAGTTAGTTACACCGGCAATAGTTGATGTGTAGTTAGTTGATGATCCGTTGATTGTAGTATATTGTGGTGCGGTAAAGAATTTAACATCTTTAGTGTTGTTAGGCCAAGATGTAAATCTACCTGACACTCTACCAAACACACCCCATACGTCAGAGATTGTTGTACCATATGAACCATTAACATCTGCAGTATAGTAATCAAACCCTGTCATAGTACCATTACCCAATACCCATTGATTGATTAGTTGCGCATCTGTTGATGAAACAATGTTACCTACACCCATAGTATCACCTTGTACCGCCAAACGAACATCCCAATATGTAGTATCTAAAGGAACTGAAATGGTGAAATCACCATCGTTGTCTGTTGTATATACAGAGTGTTGAGCCCAAGTTGATCCACCTAATGGTCTTCTTTCTAACGCTAACTTTAATGTTTTTGCTCCCGTACCAGTTACGTTTGTAAATGTTCCATGATAAGCAAAGTTCACAGGTGTGAATACACCACCATAGTTATGAACACTTAAAGTAGTGTCCATACCATCTTGTTTAGCGGCATACGGTGTGAACGTTTGTAAACCTGTCCAAGTTAAGTTACTTATAGATGCCAAGTTATTGAACGTTGCTGCCGCAGCGTGAGTGAATGTAATTAAGAATCTCTCACCATTTGGAATTGTATAAGACGCACTTGGTCCCGTATAACTTAAAGTAACAGTAATGTACCCGTTTGCCGCATTGCTAATATACTGAAGGTCTAAGTTTGTTGTTGACCCTATTAAAGATACGGTTGCATTTGTAAATGCAATCTTATCATAGAATACTCTGAACTGAACCCCCGCAAACTTTGTTAGGGTTGTGTTCTGTAATGTAATTTTTGCTGTCGTATTACCTTGTGCTGTTGTACCAACTTGGTATTGAGACGCGATGATACCCCATAAACCATTTGATGGCGCTGCAGGTACTTGTGAGAATGCAATTGTTGATGTTATAAATGTGAATGCAAATATTGCCCACTTAAGTAATTTCATTTTTTTAATCTTTTTTAACGTTTATTTTATATCAGAACTTTCAATTAAAGTGTAAGTAAATGAGTTCCCGTGAATGTCTTTCGCCTTTCTACAAAGTTTCATAAATTCCTCAAAGTCCACAGCCTTTTTGAATACTTGACAACCTTCACTCCAATTTTCCACATAAGTAGAATCAGCACCGGCTTTGTGAATGTTAATACCAAATACCCCTTCAGCAATTTTGGTTTCATCATAACTTAAATCTTTGTTAGCGTCACGATAAACTTTTACATTTTTCGCTTGTCTCAAAGCTTCGTACTTACCTTGATGTAATCCGATTGCGTGTGAACCTCTGTATTGACCTTCAACCAAACGAGCAACCCCATCTTTGTTGTGGTATTCCATCACACCTTTTTTACCAGGATCTGTTGTTGCCGGCCATTCCTTATAATGCCACGCTCCTGTTTCATCCTTATAACTTATTGTCATTAAGTCATCAAACGCATTTGTTACCTTTTGACCGGTAGCCGCGTTTCTTATTCCAATAATGTTTACATCATACCCTTTGTTGTTGGTATCTTCAAAGTAAACGTAACCTTTGGCTTTAACGGTAGCCTCAACCTGTTCTCTAGTGTATCCCATAATTTTTTGTTTAACTATAAGTATCACAAAAACCCTAAAAATGACACTTTTTTTATACAAACTATTTACTTTCAAATTCAAAACATATTTATAAAAAAACTATAGAACTATGTTATTAAAAAATGGATCAAAAGGAGACGATGTAAAAAAACTCCAAGAAAAGTTAGGTGTTGAGGCGATCGGAACGTTCGGACCTAAAACTGAAGCAGCTGTTAAAGCTTGGCAAAAAGCTAATGGATTAAAAGATGATGGTATCGTTGGTGATGGTACTTGGTCTAAATTATTTGGCGAGTCAGCACCTGTGGCAGCAGTAATTAAAGAAGATGTGGTTATCCCTTCAGGTGGACCATTAAATCTTGAGAAATTAAAAGGTCACATTCCTGACGCAGTAATCGCTCAAATTCCTGAGACCGCAGCAAAATTCAACATTACAAACAATCTTAGACTTGCACACTTTTTATCACAATGTGGTCATGAGTCAGGTGGATTTAAAGCCGTTTCTGAGAACTTGAATTATTCTGCTGATGGGTTGAAGAAAATCTTTGGTAAGTACTTCCCTGGTAATTTGAATGAGTCTTATGCTCGTCAACCTGAAAAGATTGCCGCTCGTGTTTACGCATCAAGAATGGGTAATGGTGACGAAGCATCTAAGGAAGGTTTTAAATTTAGAGGTCGTGGTTACATCCAATTAACTGGAAAAGCAAACTACACAAACTTTACTAAATTTATTGGTGAGGATTGTATTGCAAATCCTGATTTGGTTGCAACTAAATATCCTTTGGCTTCCGCAGCATTCTTCTTTGACTCAAATAAACTTTGGTCTATTTGTGATAAAGGAGCTGATGACGCTACGGTAACCGCAGTAACTAAAAGAGTAAATGGTGGTACAATCGGTTTACCTGATCGTATCAAACACTTTAAAGAATATTACAACTTGTTGAAGTAATTATTCACTAATCTCTTCTAAAAAACCCAACTCCAGTAAAGAATCTGTTGTTGGGTTTTTTTGTGTCTTGATAAAGTATTCTTTATCTGTTTTTCTAAAGAAGGCAAATCCTGCAAGAACCATATTTAATTTTTCATATAGTTCTTTTTCTTTTACTTTATAAACTTTTGTTTTCATAATCCGTCCAAGTCCAACCTAAAAATAGTTTCATACATTTTCTGTGTAACCAATTTGGTTTTTTATCAAAATGAATACAAAAACCATCACCCGCACCTATACAATATTTACCAACTTTTTTAGGTAACTTAAAACCATTACTTTCAGGTATAAATGGTTTTTCTGAATTATTAACTTCGTGACTTAACTCACCATCCTCTTTTTTCTTTCTCGGCTTGTAGTATTTTTTCTTAGGTTTACCATCCGAAACCGGTTTAGTATCTCTAACCGTGTCTCTTAAAATTTCTTTTTCTTTCATAATTTAATTTTTAATCTAAATTATTTCACCAAAACTTCTTTAGTGTAATAATCGTCAAACCCTTCCAACATTTGTGAAATAGATTTATTTTTATTTGTTCCGATTACCTCATCAATTAAACCGAAGTTCATTGCTTCATCGGATGTGTACCAACGATCTCTTCTTGAGAACTCTAACACTTCGTCAATTGTCTTACCACAATTGTCTGCCAACATCTTAAATAAAATGTAGTTATACTTCTCAGCTTCCATCTGATTGATACGGGTGTCTTGAACATTCCCTTGTGTTCCATGACTAACTTGGTGTGTCATCACTTTTGAATAAATCAAAGATGATCTTTTACCTTTTGTTCCTGACGATAAAATAACTGAACCCATTGACGCACACATACCAATGTTTGTGGTCACGATATCAGAACTAACATAGTTCATTAAGTCAACAATCCCTAAACCACATAATACGGACCCACCTGGTGAATTGATATATAATGTAATATCTTTCTTCTCAACAGAATCAAGGAATAATAACTGAGCCTGAACAATATCGGACATATGTTGATTTACAGGTCCTGACACCCAAAGTATTCTATCTCTAAGTAATCTTGAGAAAATATCAATCTGAGTTGCTCTCAATTCTCTTTCTTCCAACACATATGGTGTTAAACCATTCTCATACTGATCCAATACCAATGAGTTAATTCCTTCGCTCTTTGCGAATTTTCTAAATTCTTCTCCGTAATTCATAATATTCTAATCCAATTTTTAAATTTTTCACTTTTATTATTTAATCTACCCCTTATTGTGTGTTTACTAATATTAAGTTCCTTACTTGCCCCCACTATTGAGTCGTATACCACACCTTCAATACTTATTTTGATATGATTAGGGTTATTCTCAATCATAAAATTAGAGTGGTTAGGATTTTTAATTCCTTTTTTTTGTTCTGATAATTTTTTCTTTGTCTCCTCACTATGAGGTGTTCCTCCTCTTCTAATAACCGCTAATCTTATATTCTCTTTATGTTCATCGGTCATCTTTTTATTTTTAGCGGACTCACTCATTTTTTTCTTTGTCTCTTCACTAAAAACTCTTCCCTTTAATTTTTCAGATTTTTTATTAAAAATTACCAACTTTTCTTCATCACTTTTAAGATATATCCAATGTCCACCACCTTCACCACCTATAGTTGAGTTATACCCATTATTAAATGAATCGTGTTCTGATATATAAAACTTTTCCCTCTCATTTAATTTTTTCAAGTCCTCTATATTATCTTCCAATATTATTCTATCAAAAATGTTTCTTCCGTGTTTTTTTGCGATTCTATTCGGAACTATACCAGATGACCAATACTCTGTTTTATTTCCGTTATGTTTACCAACATACTTCTTACCATTTCTTTTATCAATTAACATGTAAATGTATCCCATATCTATTAGTGTTTATTAATAAATATGTCTTACATTAGTTTTGTAAAGATATTATATAGATTAAATCAAAAAAAAACCAATTTGTTATATTTTAATCAATAACATCAGTTAAGTACTGACCTGAACCTAATTTAACTTTATATAAAGTTTGACCTTCTGGTGCTTTCATTTGATCCATCTCGTCCATC